GCTGCCGCTATCTCTTCTTCACTTGAACCATTACCTTGGTTCATTTCTTGTTCATGCTTATCAAGCAATTGTTGCTCTACTTCTTGAACACTTTTTGGTTCAATTATGTCTAATGCTCTTACTTTGAATTCCATTTGATTTGATTTAATTTATACAAACTTAGATAAAAATTTTTATATTCTAACGAGGTTCAAATTCAGCTAAATCAAATCCGTCTAAACTATCCTCATTTGATTCGAAACTCATAGGTGGTAAATTGTTCTTTCTTTGATTAATTAATTTAGATTGCTCGCTATTTTGTTGACTAATTCTTTTTGCTTTTGCATCTTCTTTCATCTGCTCTCTTGCGTTTAAATCACTAACCTCCATACCACGTAACTGCAAGTTGTATTCAAACTCTTCACGCATTAATTGCGATTTCAATGTAGCTTCTTGCTGAGACCTTTGTATATCAAATGCAACTTCTGCTTGTTTAATTTGCATTTTAGACCTTGTCTCCATCTCAATTTTCTGTAACGCAACTTGACTTGCCATTTCTTGAGACTTTAATTGCTGCTGAGCAATCATGGCTTGTTTTTGCATAGCCATTTTTTCTTCACGGTCTTGAGTCTTAATTCGTTTCATTTTCAATAACTGATTAGCCATTTTAATGTTACGAATTTCACGAATGTCGATTGCATCTTCAAGATTAATATCTCCTTTAGCCAATGCCATTTGTATATTAGCTTCAAGCTGTGCTTTCTGCTCTTCATCAGGTGAAATCTCAATGAATATACCAAAGTCATAAATATAAAGGTCTTTAATATCATTTAATATTGATACGTTATACTTTCCAATTTGATTAGCAAACTCCTCTTTAAAGTCTGAGTATTCTAAAATGTCTGCAATTCTATAAGTTAAAGCCTCGGCTAATGAACGATAAATGTACAAAGATGCATCCAAGATGTGTCTTGTTGCTGTATTTGAATTTAAAGCTGCTAATTTTTGTATGCCAACTAATGCATTAGGGTCAGGTTTAGAACCATCTCTTGCTTCGTTAAGACCGGTTACGGACCTAATCATGTCAATGTAGTGGTTCATGTTGGTAATCAACATCTGCGTTTTACCTGCACCTGAGTTAGAACTTAACTGAGTGATAGGCACTCTTGCATTATTAAAGTCACCATCTTGAGTAAAACTACGTCCAATTACACTACCTGTTTGGAAGTATAATCTAAGTGCATCCTCAGGATTGTATGCATTACCGGTTCCTAAATCAATCTCATTTAATCCATCGGCATCAATAAATACACCATCAGGAACAACTCTTGCAATTACTTGCTGAAGTTTTAAGTGTGTAATTTGAATCAAGTCAGCAAATGGTATCATCCTTCTGCATAAAGACTCAATTACTCCCTTGTACATACGTGGAGCACAAGCAACATAATTAGGCAATGCGTGTTGAGATGCGGACTTAGGACGAACCATATTCTCAGACATCTTCCATTGTAATAGGATATTGGTACCCATTACCAAAATGCCTTCATACCAAACATCAATAGTCTTTTCAATTTTTTCAAACTTACCCTCTTCCATCATTTCAACCGGAGGATTAAAGTTTTCATCTTTCTCAATAATTCTTGAACCGCCACCCTCAAGTATCTTTTTCTTATAAACTATCTTCTTGGTAGACTTATAATTAAAATACATTAGTGTACAAGTGTCACGATAAAACAAACTGTTCTCATAAAATTGAGCAACATTGTAATAATCATACCATCCTTGACTGTATTGAGTAATTTCTTGTAAATCTTCTTTGGTTAAAGATTGGTCAATCTTCATTAATTCTGTTAATGAAACCGTCTTAATCTCACCCCAATAAAAACAATCTTTAAAGAAAGGGTCTTCTGTGTAGCTATAGACAATATTAGCCGGGTCAACATACGATATTTTAACGCCTGCTCCTTGAAGAAACTCGTGTTTTGCAACACCTATACCAATAACTGTGGTGTCATAGTCTATTCTTTTACGAATATCTTCATAATGATTTTCATCAAATATGGTATTAATACCTACCTCCTCAGCAATTTCAATAGCAGGTTTATACTTAAGTTGCATATACAATGCTAACTCCTCGTCATTTTCCGGTAACTCTTCGGGGTCTATAGTGAATGCATTAACTCCTGTTTTATCTTTAATAGTTGTTAATATATCTTTTGAAATCATTTGCCCCTCTAATTCATCTTGATATTTGCTTCTTTTAGATTGAGACATTGCATCCTGTGCATAAGCCTTAACCTTAAATAATCTATCAGACATACCATTGACAACAATGTCAATAAATTTAGGAAGGATAGGGACCGGAGTCCAATCTAAGTTCAAATAAGATAAGTCACCATCAATAGCTAACTCATCTTTATATTTTGCAATTGATTGTTCGCCACGAGCATAAAGCCTAAGTCTACGGAAGTCTCTCCATTGACTATAGTATCTACAAGAGTTACCATCTTTTCTGAACCACTCATATTGGATAGCTTGCCCCACTTGCAACCCAAATGCATCCGAAGCCTTTTCTGCATCAGTTGCTAACTGACTTGGAAATGAAGTGGCATTTATCTCTATTTTTATGTCGTTTTTCATCTAATCAATTGACTTGTTGTACCTTCGTTTTTATACTTAGCGAAGTTAATAATTATTTTTGATTCTTTTTTCTCAGGAATGTAGAGGTGCTTTTGGTTAGCCATTATACATAATCCGGAACTTATCGAAGCATCAAACTTGGTTCTATCGTTAATATCAAACTTTGCCCAATCTTCAAGAGTCCTTGTAAATGGCATTGTTCCCATTTCTTCCGGGTCTCTATACTTAGCCTCTAAATCTAATCCAACGTGTTTCTCTATGTACGACTCAATTGCTGAAGCGTGTGCCTGCCTAACATCTTCCGAAGAGTTTGGAATACCACCTAATTCTCGTTCAGTTTTTGTTAGCTTAGACATCTGCTTGTCAGGTCTATTAATAGAAAATCCTCTGTACCCCCTATTTTTAAGATGGTATAAAAGTCTTGGCTTATTATTTTCTACTAAGATAGGCATTCCATAAAATACTATTGCCATAAGGACTTCCTCAAAAAAGATTTCTGCTGTCTGCGGACGAGCAACATACTCCAAGAAGAACTCATTTACAGGAGCATCGTCCATGTGGAATTTAGTCTGACCATGCAATGCACCATTCGAACCACGTCCACCAACTACTGCTGATATGTCATAGGAGTCACAACCAAATGAACCAAGGTGCTCATTACCCGGGTATTTAACACCATTGCGGATATGCACATTGTTCTGCATATGTTTTGGTGGTGCCCAACTGATGTTGAATCTACCTCGTGTGTCAGGAGTCCATATTACTTGGGTATCTTTAATGCCATCTTTCCATGAGAATGAGCCACGAGTAAGGTAGTGTTCCTTAATCATTGAGTCATTGTAGTCAATCTGCTGATAGATTTTGGTCAAATTAAATAAGGACTGCTTACTCTCATCCCGGAAAGCATGAGACTGCGTTCTTGGAAACTGACGATAAAATTCGTTTAACGCATCGGCATCACTCTTTAACGACTCTACTTCAGCCTCCCAATAGTCTATTGCTCCATTTGTAATCCAATTGCCATCAACTCCCATGATAGGTTCTTTAGGCTTTCTGAATACAGGATGACCATACCTGTCAATAAATCCTTCCATGTTCCACTCCATGGGAATAAACAAGGAATATAGACCACTCTTAGTCTGACCGTTGGCATTTCTTTTTAATAAATTTGAATCCTCAAACATATCTTTATAGTTCTGCCCTCCTTTTGATAATGCATTTGAGGTTGAACCCATCATACACTTACCAATAATCTTGCTACCTAATCGAAGACAAGTCTTAGTTACACGCCAATTCTCCTTGATGTTAACCGGCTTTGTCCATTTTCCACTTTCGTCATGAGCCAAGAATAATAGCTTTTCTCCATCATATGAGTTGTCGTCTGTATTTTTCCAATCTATTGACGTGTCAAGACCTTCTACTTCTGTATCGTCAGTGTCATACATATTCTTTTTGGTAATCTTGGATGCCGGTATCCTGAAAGCTAATTCAGTTTTAGGCTTGTCCATACCATCCATGATAGGCTTGAAGAAAAATGGAAGACGACTATTGATAGGAACAACCTTGTCGGTAAACATTTTTTTAGCATCGGGTCCCGTCTTTGACAATATACCTATACGTGCATTCCGTGCAAGCGTACCTATATTGACGCATTCAGATGAAGACATAAATGAGAATCCCGAACGTCTAATCTTTAAGTATATCATACCAAATGACCTCGGGTCGGCACGACAGGCTTCCCAAAATATCCAATAGATGCGGTTGGCTTCACGGAAGTCAGGATAGCCAACGTCAATACTTGACCACTGCAAGTACATATAATGAGAACCGGTTATGTAGGTCTTAACACCATTGTTCATGAACCAAAAACCTTGCTCACGAAAATCAAACTCGTTCTCGATGTAGTCTACCCAACGATTTTTAAATTCTTTTGATTTTTCGTTCCATTGAAATATGGTTTGTATTCTTGCTAAATCACGGGGGAGTTCTTGGCGTTCCCAATATTGTTCAGCTTTTGATGCGTGTCTTTGGAGACACTTATCGGGAGTGGCAGGCAATGCTATCTTCAGTCCTTCTATTTCTACAATTTGACCAATCTGACCTGTCTTTGAAATTACTATGACATTGTATTGCTCGTTATAGCCATAGAGCCAAGACTTCACTCTGTTTTTATTAGAGATGACACCTGCCGGTATATAGTTTTCTATTATACGGCAAAGACTATTGCTTTGACCTTCGTTCTGCAAATCCTTGTTTTGTATCTGTTCTGCTTACTCCACGCTCTGCGGAGTCAAGATTTTCTTGTTCTAATTCTATTCTACTTAGTATTTCGAACGCATCAAAGATAGCTAACTTTTTAGCTGCTGCTGCGTTCTTCATTTTATCAGCAGATACGTCAGTATCTGACTCGGTATTAATAATATCTTCCTCAGCCACTTTTACAAGATGGTTGACCGCTTTGTACCCGGCTTCAATGATTCTTGACTTTATCTCTTTAGTGTCTCTCATTACTTAGCTTTTAAAAATATTACCTGAACCAATCGAGATTGTTCACCTGAGCCAAAGTTCTCAAGAATATTCCTTGAATGTGGGGCATCAGAGTTAAATACAACCATGCGGTTGAATTTAGAGTACATTGTAAGTAAAGGATTTTTATCTTTATCGTAGATAGTTGTTCCATCATTGTCAGGTGCTTGTTCATTTAAGTATAAAATACAAGTAATATCACCCATCATTTCATCAGTATGTATGAAATTTGGTTCTTTTTGATTTAATGGAGACTTCCTTACAAAGTTAAATGAAACACTGTATTGGTCAAATAGTTCAGAAACGTACTGAGCGAACTCATCGTTATTATCTCTTGGCTGAATGTTTTTAAATATGTTCTCTCCATCTGCAATATCTTGAAAGCCATACTTGTGTATGTCATCAACATAAGCAACCGGGTCTTTTATTATATTATCAAGTGTAATCATATTCATAATTTCATTGTTATTTGATGGTCATACATTCTGTACAACTTTTCATCATCCACTGTGAACTCATATTCGCTGTCAGGAGAGAAGCAAATCATATCCCCGGGGTTTATGCCTTTCTTTAATAAGTATTCGTTAGGGTACTTCATTATACCCATCAGTGGCTCCTCTGAAAAAGGCTTCTTGATATAACTCTCTGTAATGCCAATTGGTTTAACAAAACAGTATCTATCATAAGCATACCACGTAGCGTTGTGCTTATACATAAAGAATTGGTCAGGCTCAATAAAAAATAGGTCGTCTTTAAAAAAAGACTTACCACTCTTTTGTCTGCCCTTCATGTCATTATAAAACTTAAAGACATTATGGTGTACAAGAAGAGTATCTGACTTTTGAATAGGTCCGGAATAATCTAATGGCAACTCAACGACTTCTGCAAATCGGTTAGAAAACCTGTGGTCTTCTTCAGAGGTGCTGACAATAAAGTCAACACCACCTATCTCTTTTGTATTATCGTATCGCTTTCCATTAACCGGCTTGGCTATGAAATAGAATGGCGACCTCATTAGAAGTTAATGTTATATTCAATTGAAATTGGAATAGTGGAAGTGAACTCTTTCCAAAGTATCACTTCCTTATTCAAGTTTATGATGTAAATTTTGATTGAATTTTTCTTTCCATCAATTTTTATAAGATGAATTTCACTCGTATCTCCAAGAACTTTTTGACCAACAAGATAATGCATGGCACCACCCTTGTAGTCCGGTCCTATTGATATTTTACGAATGTCCATTACAATTCTTCTTCTTCCTCTTCTTTAAGGAAGTTAACGCCTGTCACCCAATCTTTAAGAAAATAAAATTTTTCTAAGCCTTGAGGATTAACAATACTGATAGGGGTGAAGTCAAATTCCTTCTCACCTAATTCGGTAATGTCCTTAGTAAGTTTTTTGAGTCCTTCTTTACTGAACTTGTATCCACCTTTTTCATCAAGGATTAAACAATCTTTTTCATCCACCTGTGCATTGTCAAGTCTTAACCCTTCGATTTCTGACTGAAATGTTTCGTGATGAGATTTGATTTTCTCGTAGATGCGGAATAACTTCTTTTGAGTTTTGCTTTCTTGAGAACCGATTACGGAATTGAGGTTAGCAACTAACGTGTTAATTTGATTAAATTTCATTTTGATTTAATTTGATTTATATAAAAGTAATAATTTATTCTGAAACTTCAACTATTGGCTCAACAACAGGAGGAACGTAATCTCCTATAATAGTTAAATTAAGTTGACCTGCTACCCAATCATAAGCGTAGTCATTAGTTTGCCACGCATCATAATCATCTCCTGACATAGTTAAATTACCTTGTGCAAGTTGTTGCATACTCTCACTTAAAAGAGTGTAGTAAAATGTTGCAGATGTACTTAAATTGTCATTAATACAATAGGCATTTAATACTGTTGCTTCTTGTACTATGCCATTATCCCATATAGAGATAGGTGTGATTTGTTTCATAATTAGTTATTTTTTAAAATGTCTATTTCTGCTTTTAATTCTTTTATTGCATTTACCATAGTAACTATAATAGCATTGTAATTTAATCCTATAAAGTTATTATTATCTTCATATGCTTTAGGTATAAAGTCTTTAACTTCTTGAGCAACTAAACCCACTTGTTTTTCATCTCCATCTTTTTGGAAATCCATATTGTAAAGTTTAGGCTGCAGTCCTAAAATTGCTGAAAGACCATTTGAGTAAGTTTCAAAATTTCTTTTACGTTTTGCATCTGATGCAGCAACCCAAACAGATGAAGAGTTTAATAAAACATATCCTCCATTTGTTGAATAACCATATAATGCAGAACCAAATCCTCCCAAATAACCACTATATGTGCCTTGATAACCTAATCCTAAACTTAATGTATTATTATCTGAAGTTATATTAAGAGCATTTCCTGTTCCACTAATATATGCCTGACGACCTGATGTGATACGCATAAATTGAACTTGATTAACCCCAATAGATAATCCATTTGCTTGAGCGGTTGTTATAACTGCATCCCAAGGAGATGAACCTGTTTGCAATTGAGCAGCTGTAGAACCTTCAACACCATAAAGCAATGAACCACTTGTATTAGTCCAATAACCATATATATATCCTGTTGTTGCTCCTGTAACACGATGAACAAGTACATTATTACCAACATTATTAATCATATTTCCTGCCACCTGAAATTTTTGACCTCCATCTGTGGAACTTCCTATTAATACGTTACCACCTGATGTGATACGCATACGTTCTGAACCACCAAGTTTAAAGAATAAATTCATTCCACTTGTTATCTCTATCTCAGCATCAACATTTAAGTTGCTGACATTTGCGTTTAATTCAATTTTTTTACCACTTCTATTAAATGTAGCAACACCACTTGCAAGTTGCAAATCTCCACCTGATGTGATACGCATACGTTCAGCAATAGTTCCTCCATCAGGTTTAGTATAAAAATACATTAAGCCACCATTAGTACCTACTTTTTCAACTCCTATTGAACCATTAATATTTGAACCTGCATTATTAGTAAAGTTCATTTGAGAAAAATCATCTGCTGACCTTGCTCGTAACTCTAAACCTATTGCACTACTTGGTGCAGTGGAAATAATACCACTCGAAAACGTAGCACTTGTTCCTGTTAACGCTTGTGCTAATGTAACTTGTTGACTTGTATTAATAGTTAATGCAGCCTTGCTTAAAGTACCTAAAATTAAGGATGTTGTACCTACTGTCTTTAATACTGTTGAATAAGATATACCACCATCTGCTACGCTTATTTGAGTTGGAGTAGAACCCTCAACGCCAATAGCCATATCACCCGAAGTATTACCTATTCTAATGAATTTGGTTGTAGTTGATGCAGCAGTATTATTTATAAAATCATTTAACCCACTAAACGTAGCACTTGTTCCTGTTAATGCACCACTAAATCTACCCGTACCATTAACATCTAATTTATATCCTGCGTCTGTTGTAGTTCCTATTAGTACGTTACCACCTGATGTTACAATTAATCTATCAATTGGACTACCTGAAGGTGATGTTTGCAAAGAAATGCCATAATTAACTGCATCCATTGCTATTTGTGCCCTTTGAGGGTAATTTACTGTATGATAACCTGCACCTATAGTTAAATTTACTCCCCCATTACCTAAAGAAATAAATGGATAATTATTAACTTCAGTACCACCGACTAATTGAATATTAGGATAATTGGCATTATTTGCTGTTGAACCTAAAACCTTTAAATAGTTGCCTATTGTACTACCACTTCCTCCCACAGTAACACTACTCGAAAACGTAGCACTTGTTCCTGATAAAGCTCTGCTCACCAATGTAACAGTAGTTCCATCGTCAGTAATAGCACTATCTCCTATTGCACTTGCAGCAGTAAACTTAGGTAAGAAATTAGTAGTACCTGTTCCTGTGACAGGGTTTGTTAGAACGCTTTGATATTGAGGTATATTTAAAGTGTTTCCGATAAATGTTGCTGCTCCACTTGTACCTGTGGTTGTAAGTGTGATAGTATCTTGTTTTGAATTAAAGGTAGTCCAATCAGCAGATGATAATACACCACGATTGGTAGCCGATGCAGTAGGTACGTTAAGCGTAATTACAGGGGTTGTGGTTGAATTTGCTACTGTTGATGATAAGTCAGTTCCACTTGTTCCTAAAGTTAAAGCAGCAACGCTTGTAACAGTTCCTACATTATATGTTCTATCTGCTGATAAATCTTGAGAAGTTCCGTTAATTGTTATAGTCCTTGATGTTGGAACACCTCCCAAACCTGATAAAGTATAGGTAGGTACATTTAAAACATCTGCTATAAATGTACTTGAACCACTCGAGCCTGTTGTAGTTAGCGTAATAGCGTTCTGCTTGTTATTAAACGTACTCCAATTCGCTGAGCTTAATGCACCTCTATTTGTAGCACTCGCAGTAGGCAAATTAAAAGTATGTGTATCAACTGAACTTGAAATAGCAAAGTCAGTTCCACTTGTGCCGACTGCAAGGTATTGTGTTTGTTTGGTTAGTCCGTTTAATGCCTGTAAGCCTGTGGTGAATGTGGTAATTACTTGACATAAGTGAGCGCCTTCCGTATGTAACGTAATTGTTCTGCTTGAATTATTAACAAAAATTCGAACAGCAAGTCTATCGGTTGCTAACAATACAGTCTCGGGTACTGCTAAGGCTGAAAAATAAGGTTGTATTGATGTACCAAATGATATTAATTCAGGAGTTGCTGAATTACTCGCAATTAAAGTAAACGTAGTTCCATCAAATTTGTAAAGTTCAACATAAAAAGAAGGAGAACCACCCCCCGAAGAAGCACTAAAATAAGTTTCAAAATTCCAATTACCTGCTGGTATTAACAATGAATTAGGGTCATTTGCATCCGTTAAGAATTGAGCAATGTAACCATTGGAAGAAATTGTAAAATCTGTACCTGCACCTAATATAGGCACTTTGTTCATTTCGTAGTACGTATTACCGCCAAATGTTCCCTGATTAACAGAACCATTTAGATAGTAAGATACCGAAGAACCACCTCCTCCTCCGCCTGTTGGGAAGTCAGCTAACTGTCCATCACCTCTAATATACTGCGATGCTAAACCTGCACCTGTTACTGCAATCGTTCCTGAACTTGTTATTGGACTACTTGCCACGCTAAAAGCAGCAGGCATTGATAAGCCTACTGAAGTAACTGTACCTACACCTACACCACCCACCAAAGCTAATGTACCTGTTGCAGATGGTAAAGTATATGTATATGTTCCGTTTGTAATTGTAGAGCCTAATGTTAGCTGACCTGTAAAGTTAGCAGTAGTTCCTGTTAAACCTGCTGCTGCATTTAAACTAAAATAAGATGTATTAACTTGAGTCGCTGCATCAATCGCAAACATATTACCTCTGCCTGTGCTATGAAATAATATCTTCTCACCACTGCCTCCACCACCTGCTACACCTGTTCCTATAACTAAGGTTTGTACACCCTCTGTAAATGCTCCAAGCGTAGAATTTCCGCCTGTATAAATCTGCATATTGATGGTTGCCCCATCAGCCATAAATAGTCCTCGTCTTTGTGTAGGACTTGAGTTTATGGAAGTCCAAAACAAATCCCCTGCGGTACTACCCAAACTTGGACTTGCACTAAAAGTCTTAGCACCTGTCATTGTTTGGGTCCCTGCATCAAGTATCATTGTCCCACCAAAATTCGGAATAGTAAGAGTGTAATTTGAAGTTGCAGAACTTGATATATCATGATATTGTGTTGCAGGAACGGCATTATAAACTCGTAATTTATCTAAAACAACACGACCATTTGAGCCATCTATTGCAGTTGTCGAACCTGTACCAAAGGTAACAGTCCCACCAAAAAATTTATTTCCTGCAAAACTTTGCGTTCCTGTAGTTACAACACCACCAAAAAATGCATCAGCAGGTTGTAAGTTTAAAACTGTTCCTGTAATAGTTGCAGCATTAGCGTTTGGAGTTGACCCAATAGCTGATAGTGATAAAACACCGCCATCTGCGTAATTAGGAATATTTAGCGTAGAACCTAATAAAGTAGCCGGACCCGATGTACCTGTTGTAGTTAAGGTAATAGCATCTTGCTTACCGTTTATTTGATTTTGTGCTTTGCCAAATGCTTGTAATATTGTATCGGTTGCTGTTATTGCTGCACCTGTAACTGAGAGACCTGTTAATATTTTACCTATTACAGCAGTGTTTGAAAGTGTAATAGCAACAGAGCCGGGTCCTGTAGCAGTAGCTTCACCCGTAAGAGCAGTAATATAATTTCCTGCATTCTGTTTACCATCAAAGTTTATCCAATCCGTAGAAGATAAATAACCATTTTGAGTTGAATTTGCTACTTGAATAGAAAAAACACCGGTTATTGAATTAAAAAATAAAGGAGAAATTGCTGAGTAAGAAGGTAAATCAACCCATTGAACTCCTGTTACGGTACTACTTAATACCTTACCTAAGGTACCAACTGATGCGGTTCCATCGGTTAATGTTCCGTCAATCGTTATATCAGTAGAAAAAGTTGCTGTATCTGAGCTAACATCTAATGCACTAAGGTTTGATGTTAGAATAATATCAACCGTTGATGTGTTTCCTTCAGTTAAAACTTGTTGTAAATTGGGAGTAAAAATAGGAGGAAGGCTGTACCATTCAACGCCTGCACCTGTACTTATAAGAACTTGACCGGCAGTACCAACAAAATCGTTCGAGTCAAATAAAGAACCTACTATATGAACTTCATCATTTAAATAAGTTATAAATAAATTTGAGGTATTTGTTACGTCAAGATTAGTAGTAGTAATTGTACCAAATAGATTAATATCTTGTGTAGCTGTATTGCCAAAATTTAAAACCCCTTGCAAGTTATTTGCAGGAATGAAAGGAATAAATAGATTCAATAATTCTTGTAACGTAAAGTTGTACGTTACATCTTCTATTTCGCCACCAACGCTTGTACCAATTAGCTTATCGGCTAATTTAGGTACAGGTACAACTTCGTATGTACTAATCCTTGACATTAGATATGAATTTTAATGAACTACTTTTAAGAAATCACCTGTTCTATAAATTTGACCTACAGCTAAACCGGCTAATAACGCTGCAGCATTATCTGCATAAACAGGAATATCTGAAATTACAATAGAATCAGCATTAAAATTTGCTTCAAACAAACTCAATAAATCTTCAAGCGTAAAGTTATATGTTTTATTAAGCGGTGTTCCACCAACACTTGTACCAACAAGTTTGTCATTTAATTTTGGTAAAGCAACAATAGCATATGAATTAATCTTTCCCATTTTGTGTTTGTTTAACTTCTCCTGTCTGCATATTGATAACAGCATTTTCGCCATACTTAGCAATCAGAACTTTTTCATTATTTTTAAAAGCCTCCATTATTACATCAGCTTGTTTAATTAGATTTTGTTTTTGCAACTCAATATCTCCAAGACTAATCTTAATTTTTGTAAATTCTTGCGTTCCTGATTTAATAAATTCTAATTCTTCTGTTGTTAAATTTGCCATTTGATTTTGATTTAATTTATACAAATATAGTAAATAAAAATTATCATTTTAGAGCCAACCTTCTTAGCACAAACCATGTAAATGGTATCAATAAGAGCCATAACAATACCCAATAGTTTGCTTTCTTCTCAACTTTTTTGTCAAACACTTTTGATTTTAAATGCTTCTTTACCGAAACTTTATTCTCAGACGAAAGAGATACAGTAATCTTGGACGTATCCAATACTTGTCTACGTGTTTTTTTAAGTCTAACTATAGCGTTATAGTACTTTTTATCGCCTATTATTATTGGCTGAGTTGAATCAATTGGTACTATCTCAACCTCATCAACATCCTCTTTAACAGAAATAGCGTTCTGCTGTACAGAAACGCTATCTTTCTTTTCGACAACTGTGCTATCAATGTGTGTTTCAACTTGTGTTTTGTTTATTGCTACTTTCTTAGATGCACAAGAGAATAGTGAGAAACTAAGTAATAGCAGTATAAGATGTTTTGCCATTTGATTTGATTGCTTTTAATTTTTGATTTCTATTTTTTCCTTCATTGTAAGAAACGTGAACCCAATCCGGATTAGTATCATCTCCAAACTCCCAAATTAATTGGTCAAATTTTAAGTTGTCCTTAATGTAGTCATAGACCATCTTATTGGTAACTCCATTGGTGCTGCCATCCATATCAATGTCAATGGCTTGACCTTTGCAATGCTGACTGCTTGCACTTCCCCCAATCTTTGCATTTAACTCTTTGCTTCTGTACCCGGATGATATATGAATTGGAACGCCAAAATGTTCTCTGATAGGCTCAAATACTTTTTCAGCCAATATCATAAAGTTTGCAATATGCTCACCGGTTGGCATATTTGAAATTTGATTACGTTTTGCAGATTCGCTGCGTGTAACTTCGCTTAAATCTAAATGTTTAGATAGTTTCATTTTTCTTCTTAAATATTTTTTCAGCAGAGGTTAAACCTAAACAACCAAAAGCCAATAAAGCTACTGACTCAACCAATATAGTTGAAGGTGCAGTATGTTCCTCACTAAAGGAGTTATGGTACATAGTAACGCATAACGCAATAACACAAAGCAATCCGCATAAACGCTTCATGCTTAGACTTCCACTTTCATCACAAAAAAACTGTTTCATTGTACTGTGTCTTTTTTACTTTTACCCCAAAAGTTTTTCTTTTCTGTAACAAAAACAGTATCCCTAATAGTATCAATTTGAATTTGTACTCTTGGATTTGCTTTTATTTCAGCTACCTCACTAAACAATTGTTTAATCTGTTTTTTATCCTCAATAATACTTTCAACAGTTTTGTTAATTATTTTAGCTTC